CAGTAAGACAAATTACCAAAGTTGATGCTCACAACTTCACAGTTGAAGCAGTAACAGGACAAACCACAGGTGATACTTTTTCAAAATTCGATACGGCTTTGGTTCTTGGAATTGAAGGAATTGACGAGGATGCATCGCCAACTAATTATCTTTATAACTCAAATGAAAAAAGTGTCAAATCAGCTACAGCAACAGCCACGCTACAATCTGGGACTTTTCTAAAATTAGAATATTATGAAAAAGTACCAATACAAGTACCTTATCAGGATTCCGCAAGTGTAACAGGAATGAAAGCTCTTGGCTTCGGCGATGGCGTTTTTGATCTTGATCCTTATGTTGACAATAATATTGAAGATCTATACACAGCCTTAACAATCGGCAGAGCTAAAGTGCAGGTATATTCCAATCCTTTAATTTTTGGAAGTTTTAAAACTGATCAGCAGGGATTGAAGGCTGGACAGCTAATATCGATTGAGGATAACGTGCGAGGGATCAATACCGAATATGTTATTCAATCAGTATCAGCCAAGAGACACAGAAGCGGAATGGGAGAATTTAAAGATTATTTTGTGTATACGATAAAATTCGGAACAACTTTATTCGGTATTTTTGAATTTTTCCAAAAATTATTATCAATTCAAGATAAGATTGAAGTTAATCCAGATGCCTTAATTATTAAACAAGCTAATGCAGATGAGGATATAACAGTTAATGATACGAATGCTACAGCTCTTGGCGGATTCGAGCCGGTAGTATCATTAGAAGATATAGACGCGTCAGACACGAACAATATCTATCCAGTAACGAGTGGCACGTGGCAATTCGAGCCTTCGACTGGTCAAGATATTCCAACAAGATTTGATCTTTGTGATTTTGGTTAATTTTGATTTTTAAAAAAAATGTGTTAAATTAATTCCGAAATTGAGGCAAAAAATTTAATTCTTTTTATGCTTCAAAAAACAGCAAAAAATAATGCGGTGATTGCTATAGAAGGAGTACAGCTATTATCCTTATACGATCAACGAAGTTTTAAAGCTTTGTCAATTTCAGATAGGATTTTAAATTTAGAAAATTCTCGACAAGTTCAACTCAAAAAAAATCAAATAGCTTTTTTTAATTTATTTATAAAATTTATAAAAGGCGATTTTACCGAAGAGGAATTTAGAAAAGAAAAATTTGATTTGTCAATTTATTTCAGAAAAATTTATGAAAAATTACATCTTGAATTTGAATCTTACATTAAATTGTTAGATCAGAATTTTCTTATTTCTCAAAAAATATGCCATAACATCACAACAACAATCGGCAGGACATTATTTGCGAGATTATTATCAGGCGATACGACTTATACCAATATTATTAATTATACAGCTCTTGGAGATGATAATACTGGTGCGGTTGTTGCTGATGCCACTCTTGGCAATGAGACATATCGAAAAGCCTTGACTACTGGAATATTCACAACGACTTCAATGATTGCTGAAACTTACATTGGGGCTGGCGATGCTACCGATACCCATGAGGAATTTGCTATGTTTGTTGATGGTGGAGCAGGAGCTAATACAGGGCAGATAGTCAATAGATGGACTGAAACACAAGTCAAATCAGCAACTCAATCACTTAATGTAAGAAGTCAATTCGACTTCGCAGATGCTTAATAATTATGCCAACATTAATAACATCAACGACTAAGGTAGGTGGAGACACCGTAACATCTGCCAATAATAATGCTCAACGCTTAGATATTCTCCAAATGGGCGGTGATTATGCGACTGCTACAGGTTCAGCGAATGCTTATGTTTTAACTCTTGATTCTGCAATAACAGCCTTGACAACTGGGGCAAAATATAAGTTCAAAGCTAATTTTGCTCCTACTGGGGCATGTACAGTTAATATTAATGGGTTAGGGTCAAAAACAATCAAAAAAAGAGGAGATGTTGATCTTGTTGATGGTGATATTAAGAATGGACAGATAGTAGAATTATTATATGATGGTACTTATATGCAATATCAAGGTCATACCCTAGCTAATGACTTGGCTTCACAGGCAGAGGCAGAGGCAGGGACAAGCAATGTGGTTATCATGACTTCCCTACGGACAAAACAACAAATTGATGCTAGATTGGCTTCACAGGCAGAGGCAGAGGCAGGGACAAACAATACAACATTGATGACGCCATTACGAGTTAAACAGGCTATTAATGCTATGGTTCACAATACTGGATCTAGTGGCTCTTTTAACAAAACTCAAGCCAACGGAATAGGTACTTACACAATGGATATTGCAATAGGGACAAGTAATGTTACTATGTTTGAATTAATGTTTAGCCTAAACGCACAAATGACAGCTCCTTCGGCTAGATATGCGGCTATTGTTGGAATTATAAAGGGAAAAATAGGCGGGAATAAGATAACTTTTTATTCTTCACAAGAAGATACTACCAGTGGTTTTCTTACAACTTTAGTTCTTAAAATAGGACAAAATAGTGCAAGCACTGCTTTCCCCACTACTACAGCTCAAGACGGTGCTAATGGAATAAGAATAAGTATAACTAATATAAGTGTGGATAGTACGAATCTTAGAGTTACATTTGTAATTGACGATGGAGGATATACTGATGCTACTACATGGAGATGTGAAGCTGTAATTCGTGGTGTTGATACTATTTATTAATTTTTTTAAAAATAAAAATAAAATATGGCAAAATGTATCAATTATGCCGAATGTATGAACAGATTTACAAAAATCGAGGAATCAACTCACGAATGGAAGAATAAATTCACCGAATATCAATTCAAAACTCAAGAGTCAATCTCCGAATTGAAAGAAAAATTGAGTCCATTATACACTCTTCCTTCACAATTAGCCCAAACACAAAGTGTTTTAATAGATTTGCGTACTTTTTTGGCAGGAACAAAAGAAAAAGACAATGCACAAGAGGCACGAATCAAAGAACTTGAAGAATTTAAAAAATTTATAAATTATAAGGTCTGGGGAGCTGTAGCGATAGGACTCATCTCATTCTTTTCTTTTATTTTTTCAAAATGATTTACAAAAAATTAGATAAATTACAGCCAAATTTTAGAAAAAAAGTTGAGTTATTTATTAAAAAATGTCCAGGAATTGAAATTGTTGAAACTTACAGAACAGCAAGCAGACAAAACCAATGTTATCTCAAAGGGGCAAGCCAAATAGACGGATATAATCAGAAAAGCCAACATCAGTTTGGTTTGGCTGTAGACATAAAATTAAAAGGTTCTGATCCTTATCCTGACGATCCTAGTATATGGCGTGATCTTGCTAACATAGGAATAGCTTGCGGATTGGATTGTGGTTTAGATTTATGGGGGTATGACGAGGGGCATTTCCAAGATAACAATGTGCCATTGCCACCTAAGGCTTTTGTGTCTGACTGGGCTTTAAAATCATGGCAAAAAGCCGAAAAATATCTTGAAGAGGATATGTACCCACGAGACATTATTGGCGACAACAAATTAGAAGCATTAATGCGGAATATAGGGGCTTTAGCACAAAATGGAGAGATGACATTAGAGAGATTCCTTGTTGGGCTTGACAATTTAAGCATTTTTAAATAAAAAGTAAAAAAGTCAATTTGTCTTCTTTTTTCTTTTTGTTTCCCACGCTTTCAAGGCGTATTCACGCCTTTGTTCGTGTGTTCGTTTTTGTTGTGAAATTTGTCCCCCTTTCTTCAATCTTTCAGTCAAAAAAAGATGGTTACGAATTATAGTGAGGATTTCGACAAAAGAAATTTTAAATTCCTTGATTTTTGTTAAAAATTGTTGTTGGTTCATAAAAATTAAGTTAAAGATAAAGATTTTATTCATCATATTTTTCAAAAATCTCTCTTACTTCGTTCTCATCTAACTCTATGTGATTGTTCTCTTGCAGAAAGTAAGCTATATTATCATCTAAGTCATGATGACCCGTTCGATGGCAAGATTCTAAGAAGTCACTTACAACTTCTTCTAATTCTTGCTGTTCATAATTTGACATATATTTTAAATTAAAAATTAAAATTAATTAAGATTGCATGTGTTTTTGTTCGATTTCTTTTATTAATTTGAAAAATTTGCCGTTTTCATCTTCATCTTTTTTATTGAATATTGGACAAAAAAATGAAAATTCTTGAAATTGATTGTGATTATTATTATCTGCTGTATTTGACAAAGTAAAATACATATCATATATTACTCTTCTAACTGATTGAGGTAACGTCTCATCTTTTTGAATTTCACCAAAAGATGAATAGAGAATATTATTATAGTTGAATTTAGTGTACGAGTTGATAATTTTTCTTATTGGCATTGTGCCAAGGGCTTCTACCGTTCCTATGATAACTTGTATTTCTTTTGGGTTTTTTTCAAAAAATTCTTTAATTTCTTTCTTTTCAATTTCTTTCTTTTGCATTTTTTCTTTTTCTTTTACAATTCTTTCAGTTTTAAAATTAGCAATTCTTTCTTCATCTTTTCTTTTTTCTCCTTCTGTTCTAATATCATATTGAATATTAGATTGACCGTACTTACCATTGAAGTGGTAAGATAAGGAGGTGGTATGAGAAGCAATGAAGTCAGCCAATTCTTGTCTTTTTAATCCCGTTTTTTCTTCGAGATTTTTTACTTCTTTTTGTTTAAAACAATGAGAACATTCATCATCGCTTATTGAGATGAAGTAACCTTTTGCTCCTTCTATTATTTTATTAGTATATTTTTGATTTTTACTTTTTTTAGAAAATTGAGAAGATGTAGTCATTGAAGCTCCGCAATTTTCGCAATAAGCAGACATTGCCTTGTTGAGCTGTCCACATGTGCATGAAGTTTTCATAAAATTAAGGTTAAGAAATAAATAAAGACTAAGGGGTATCTCCCCTCTGCCGTACGAGGCGAACAGAAGAGAGATTATGTATTGTAATATGATAGAGGTGTTATTAGCTGATTGCTTACCTTATCGATAGAGATGTAAAGAGTAAACACTTGCAAACTTGACACAACTCTGCTAAACTTGGTTTGTTCAATAATAATTAATTATGAAATTTGGATTACGCATTTTTTCGCTTAATAAGCGAATTTCGGCAAGATTATCTATTAAGCGGATTATCCGCCACAATATGAGGCTGAAAGTTCCGAATGGACTTGGAATCGTAACTGATCCACATAGATCAATCTACAATAGAATCTATACTAGAACTTCATTTGGATTTTTTAAATTTTTAAATTTCTTCAAAAAATGAACTGCCCTTTGCACAACACAGAATTAGTGCAAGAACAAATATTATTATATAAAACAACAAACACAAACGAAGACGATCTATTTGCGGAAGCTATGATCTGCGACTGTCCAGATTGTGAATATTTTATTTTACTTTAATTCATTTTATTTTCTAATTTTATTTTTATGAATGAATTTGAAAAACTACCGTCTCATGACACGGAACAGATCGCCTCTTATGCGGTCTTAGAAGCTTTAAAAGACAAAGGGGCTGTGGTCGTTGAGAGTCGATACGGATACGGTAATCTTTATGTTACTATAGAGTACTTGGAGATGATCATTGCCTTAACGATTAAAGCAATTGACCCTTCAATCGAACAGAAGTTTGTATTAGAAGAGTTTGAAGACCCTTACGGTGAGATTGTAAAAGAAAATTGTGTTGGAATAGAAAATTTTAATTCTTAATTCTTGGTTATGTTCACAATAGACCAATTAATCGACATCGCCAGAGCTTCGTATGTTAACATTCCCCATGAAGTAGAACAATTCCTTGATATTTTAGTTGAGGAAGAAGAGGAGCAGAAAAAAGAAGAAGAATATTACCAAAACTGCAATTAATAATATTTAAGTTTATGTTAAAACAAATTGAAATTACGGTTTCAAGTTCGGCTGATATTTGTCTGCCTACTAATCAATGGGACAAGAAAAAACCTTTTCTTTGTCTAAAAGAGGTTTATGAGGGTGAGAGTTTTGAAGAGATTGGCAAGAAAAGATTAGATTATTTAAGCAAAATAGTTGAAACGTACATAAACAATGAGATTAAGAAGATTAAGGGGGGTGTGGCGACTAAGCCAGTCATTGAGGCGAAGGTAGAAGAAAAACTAATTGAAGATAAGAAAGGGGGAAAGGAAACAGTTCAAAACGAAATTCCTCTTTGGGATCGGGATACTGCAAGTAATTCTCCATTTAATAATATTAAATAATTACTAAATTTTAACCCATGACCAATAAAGAAAAATACAATCCAGATTATAAGCAAGGCTTCATAGATGGAATGAAAAAAGCGGTAGAATTATTCGCTACACATGAAGAGGGTTTCGGAGACTATTGTGATACAAACTCAAATATGGATTGGGATTGCCGAAGCAAATGCACAGAACATGGCGTAATGAGGTGTAGAAAATATTATAAAGAATATATACTCCCTAACCTTACAAAATGAAAAACTTAAAACTTAACAAATAATTTTATTAATTTATAACTTTAATTTATGCGATGCGTACAATGTGTATTACAGTGTAATGAAGAAAAAATGGTTTGTTGGTTGCCTATAGAAAAAAATAAGAAAGTTAAGGTAGGCAGTATTTTAACACTGAAAGATACTGAAGACCCTTGATAATAATAATTACTATAAACATGAAGGTTTAAATCTTAAATAAATAAATAATAAATAAATATGCAAAACCTAATAACAGTCCAAAATCGTATTCCAAAATTACTAGAAGTCATTAATCCTTTTATTAATAGTATTAACCTTGATATTACTACTGATGAAGAGGAAAAAGCTAGTGGTGAAGTTTTATTGCAATTAATGCAGTACAAAAAACATGTAAAAGATGATGAGAGTAAATTCATTGACCCAATAAAAGCACAGATAAAACCCTTAGAATTAGAAGTTCAAGGGATTAAGGATAAATACAAGCCGTTATATGAATTAATAGAAAATAAAGATGATTTGGTAAGGTCCGCGATTAAAAGAAAACAGCAGGAAGACCAAAGAAAAGCTCAGGAAGCCTTGAGACTACAAAGAGAAAAGGAGAGAATAGAAAGAGAAGAGCAGGAAGACCAAAGGTTTAAAGCCGAAGAGGAGGTGGCAAGACTGCTAGGGGAATCCAAGAATGCTAGCTTTGAAGAACAAATAGAAATAGATAAAGCTATCCAAACCAATATTGCATTAGCAGAATCAGCACAAGGAGTGCTAGACAATCAAACACAGGTGATAATCGCTCTACCACCTACCAAGATACAAACTGGTGCTGGGACTGTGTATAGGAAGAAAAAATATGTTATAACTAACTTCGATACGATTGATATTACAAAGTTGCCTTATGAATATTTAACTATAGACAAGAAAAAACTTCAAAAGGCTGTTGAAATGGGGCTTAGAATTGAAGGCGTGGAGGTTATGGAGGACTTTGATATGGTTACTAGAAAAAGATAATTTCATTTTAATTCCTAATTTTAATTTTATGTCTAAAAATAAAGACATTATAGTGCTTAATGGCGTTGAATACATGCCATTATCAATGGCGACACAAAATGCTAAAGCCTTAGACTTGAAAGGTATGGCGTATTGCATTGTTCGTACTTATTCCGCTGGCGTTTTTGCCGCTTATGTTGAGAAAGAGTGGACTGAAAATTTTGTTAAGTGTGCATTACTCCAAAAATCCCGTAGGTTATGGTATTGGGATGGGGCGGCTTCACTATCACAGCTTGCAGTAGAAGGCGTTAAAAAACCTGAAAACTGTAAATTCCCCTGTGAGATTAATGATCACAAAGTTTATAATGTAATTGAGGTTATCCCCTGTACTCAACTAGCTCAAGAATCAATTAATTCAGTATCTATATGGAAACAATAACAACTACTTTTATGCGTGGCTCTGGCTCTGGCTATGGCAATGGCTCTGGCTCTGGCTCTGGCGATGGCTCTGGCTCTGGCGATGGCGATGGCTCTGGCTCTGGCTCTGGCTCTGGCTCTGGCTATGGCTCTGGCTCTGGCTCTGGCTCTGGCTCTGGCTCTGGCTCTGGCTCTGGCTCTGGCTCTGGCTCTGGCTATGGCTCTTAATATCTATTAATTCTTAATTTTATATATATGCAAAAATATAAACTTATAAGGATAGCTCCTGAACCAAG